GATTGATTGACAATTATAGAATGGCTGCGGAGTTTATTTTCAGCAGGAACCGTATCTCTGACCTCTGTTCCTACCGATTTGGCAGAGTTCTGGTCCATGGCCGCATCATTAAATGTTCGCGAATTGGCATTTAGATCCTGTGTCAATCTGACAGCAAAAGCAGTATCAAAGTGCGAATTCAAAACCTTCGAAGCTGGGGAAGAAAAACGCGGAGAGGTCTGGTACAGCTGGAACATAAGGCCAAATCGCAATCAATCAAGTTCCGTATATTTAAATAAATTGATTGCCAAATTGATGGAAGACAATGAAGCATTGGTTATTCAGACGGATACTGGTGAAATGCTGGTTGCAGATAGCTATACAAAGGAAGTCTTCGCAGTTCGCGATTACAGGTTTACTGGTGTTACTGTTGATGAATTTACATTTCAGCGGGTATTCTACATGTCTGATGTATTGTTCTTCCAGCTAAACAACAAGGATGTCAGGCAGTACGTGAACGGGCTGCATTCATCGTATGGTCAGCTGCTCGAGTATGCGCAAAAGGCTTTTAAAAAATCCCAAGGCCAGAAAGGCATTTTGAAGATTGCTTCAAAGCAATCTGGTGCGTCAGATTTTGAAGATTCATTACGGAAGATGATGAATGAACGCTTCAAACCGTATTATGACGCTGATTCAGCGGTTCTGCCGTTAACTGATGGGTATGAATACACGGAGCAGAAATCCAGAACATATAGTGCGGACACAACTCGGGACATTCGAGCTCAAGTAGATGACATCTTCGTATTCGCAGCTCGTTCTTTTGGAATTCCTCCAGCACTGGTTCTTGGTGATTTAGCCAATACCTCAAAGGCGGTAGACAGTTTACTGACGTTTGCTATCGATCCTCTGACCGATATCCTTTCAGAGGAAATCAATGGAAAAACATATGGCAAGCGAGTGCTAAAAGGTAACAAGCTGGTTATCGACACAAAGGCAATCAAACATATTGACCTGCTCTCCGTTGCAACCAATGTAGACAAATTAATCAGTTCTGGTGCATGGTGCATCAACGATATCCGCTCCCTGGTTGGCGATGAACCAATTGATGAACCATGGGCAAGGCAGCATTGGATGACAAAGAACTATTCAACCGTGGCAGATGTCATGAACGGCCTGGGCGGTGATGCTGGAAAATGAATCATCCGCTATGAGAACAAATCAAACAGAAATGGAGTGATACAGAAAGTGGACGTAAAAAAACAGTATAAACCCATGTGGGAAATACGGCAGTCTGCTGAACCGGATTCGCTTGAGCTCTATATTTATGGAGACGTGACGGATTACGAAGTCGACTGGGAAAACTTTATAGTGGTTGAATCTGAAAATTCAGCCAATCATTTTCGTGAAGAACTTGGCAATCATCCGGATGTCAAGCAAATTAACATCTTCATCAACAGTTGTGGCGGATCCGTCTTTGAGGGAACGGCTATCTACAATCAGCTCAAGAGACACCACGCTCACAAATCCGTTTTCATTGATGGTTTTGCCTGCTCAGTCGCGGCTGTGATCGCCACGGTCGGTGATGAAGTCATCATGCCGCGAAATGCAATGATGATGATTCACAACATATGGATGCTGGCTTGTGGAAACGCTCGCGAACTGCGAAAAGCTGCTGACGATCTTGATGTAATCATGAAGGGAAATCGCCAGGCATTTTTGCAGAAAGCTGGAGAAAAACTGAGCGAGGAAGAACTTGTCCAGATGCTTGACAAGGAAACCTGGTTGACTGCAGAGGATTGCATACGGTTCGGTTTGGCTGATTCATATGCGGAAAAAGAAGCCGATATGACAAAGTCAGCTGAAGCTCTGCAGAAAATGAATCTCAATCTGACGCAGCGGATCCAGATCAACAAGTCGCTTGCATCACAACTGCGTGAACTCACTTCACCGGCATTGCCGGCACCCCCTTCCCCTCCCGATCCTGTACCGGCATTGCCGGCTCAGAATAAAATATTCAATTTGCTTACAGCGTTAGAGCGCTGAGAAAGGAAGAAAAATGTTTAAGAACCTTGATGAAATCAAAGCACAGAAGACTCAGATCCTGAAAGACCTCAGCGCTGCGGTCAAAAACGACGACGCTGAGGCCTTCGCCAACGCTCTCGAAAGCATGGCACAGAACATCGAACAGGTAGTCATGGCCGAGTTCCAGGGAGTGGTCGGTGTTGCCGACAGTCAGATCCTGTCCGGACGCGGTGTCCGTCAGCTGACCAGTCAGGAAAACGCCTACTACCAGAAACTGATCACAGCGATGAAGAGCGCGGATCCCAGGCAGGCGGTTACCTTCATCGACGATGTCCTGCCGACATCCGTCATCGACACCATATTCGCAGACATTCAGGCTGAGCACCCGCTGCTGAGTCTGATTGACTTCCAGAATACTGGTCTCCTGACAAAATGGCTGGCAAGCACAACATCGGGCGTAGCGGCATGGGGTGAACTGACCGCGACGATCGCTGCAGAATTGACAGCATCATTCAGCATGATCGACCTGGATCAGAAAAAGTTGTCTGCCTTTGTCCCAGTCGCCAAAGCAATGCTCGACATCGGCCCTGCATGGCTGGACCGCTATGTTCGCGCTATCCTGGGCGAGGCGTTGGCTGTCCAGCTTGAAGCCGGTATAGCTGACGGTGACGGGGACGACAAACCTCTCGGAATGACCCGTGCACTTTCCGGCGCCACCGATGGTGTCTATCCCAGGAAATCAGCGATCGCCATTACCAGTTTCACGCCGACAGTATTCGGCACCCTGCTGAATACAATTTCTCAGGGCCCGAACAGCAAGCGCCGTGTCGTACCCGAGCTTCTGCTGGTCGTGAATCCGGCCGATTACTTTACCAAGGTTTTCCCGGCCACGACGCTGCGACTGCCGGACGGCACATTCCGAAATGATGTGTTCCCGTATCCGACGAAAGTTGTCCAGTCTGATGCCATACCTGCCGGTTATGCCGTTATCGGCTTGGCCAAGCGGTATTTCATGGGTCTGGGCACAGGAAAAGGCGGGAAGCTCGAGTACTCCGATGAGTACAAATTTCTCGAAGATATCAGGACATACCTGATCAAGCTGTACGGCAACGGAAAGCCGATGGATGCCAATGCATTCATTTACCTGGACATCACAGGTTTGGTCGCGGCTGACTATGAGATCAAGGTCACAAATTTCCCGTCCAGTACGGAAGTGAGCAATCTTGAGGACATTGTTATCCCGGCATATCCTGACGCTCGCCTTGCCAGCCTTACCATCGGCAGCCTGTCACTCAGCCCGGCCTTTAACAAGTCGGTTATGAATTACACGGCAGCCACAACGAACGCAACCAACACCATCACCGCGATCGCAAAGGACGGCGAAGCAACCATCGAAATCCTGAATGGTGCGACACCTGTTGCTAACGGTTCAGCCGCAACATGGGCAGAGGGTGAGAACACCCTTACGATCAACGTTTCGATCGACGGAGAGACGGAGACCTATACGGTCATCGTGACAAAATCCTGACTGGAGGGCTAACGGATGACTGCAGAAAATCTCACAGCTGAACAGCTGGCGGCATTACTGGCGGCCGTCCGAAACCACCTGGTTATCACATGGACTGATGCCGCGCTTGATACTCGGCTTACCGGGTACATCAAGCGCGGTATCACCCGCATTAACGATCTGGGCGGCATGGAGTTTGACTACTCCAAGGAGGAAACTCCCCGTGATCTTCTGATGGAGCGATGCAGATATTTCCGGTCCAATGCCGGTGACCAGTTTGAATCTGACTTCCGGTCGGAGATCATATCACTTCGATTGGGTCAGGAGGTAGCACAGTATGAAGCCGACGACACAGAAGTATAACGACGGATTGCTGACTATCTCAAAAGTCAGCAACACCGCTGATGCCGGAGAATTGCCAGTTGATGGACTTACTCCAAAACACACCGAAATCAGCTACGATAATCGAACGGTCGGAATGTCCAGGTTCTGGCAGGGAAAACAGGTTGATGTCCGGATCGATCGGTTGATACGCTGCCCAACGCTGCCAGACGTGCACCCTCTTGATGTTGTCACAACTGAAGACGGGCAGACATATCAGATCGAACAAATCCAATATCCGAAAGATGTAGAGCCGCCGAGCATGGACCTGTCACTGAGCGTAATCAAGGTTGATGAGGAATTGCAGCCGGTACCGGATGAGGAAGAGGGAGTGGGTGAGGATCCGTGACCTTGGCCGAGTTCGAAGCGTTAATTGTTACAGTTGATCCGACACTGACCAAGTGGAAGGGTCCTGGAACCGGGAATTATACAGTCTGGTCGATTGGAGGACTGGCAAACGGGTTGATGTCGGATGATGAACCTGACGAAATTGACCATAGAGTCTACGTCGACCGGTTTACCAAATCAGATTCAGATGCCATTGCCGACGCGCTCGAAGCTGCATTTTCTAATGCGTTCATCCCGTTCGAGCACGAACAGATGTATGAAGAGTCCAGCAAATATATCCATCATTCTTTCACTTGCATTGTTGAGTGATTATTTATGAAAGCGAGGAAACAAAAATGACAAAAGTTCCGAAACCAATTGGCGCCAGAAAACTTACCTGGTTTCCGCTGATTGATGACACCGACACTGATCTTATCGCCGCGGCATATGCCACTGCAGTCAGATTGTCGAGACTGATCGAAATCACCATCACGCCGATCCTGGCAGAAGGCCTTCTGGAGTCCGATGACGGGCTGGAGGAGAACGAGGCCTCGGTTGTTGGATATGACGTGAAGATTACTGCATCACAACTGACCGACGCCATCAGAGCAGCAGCCCTGGGACATTCGATCGATGACGGCAGCGGCATTCTCACCAACAGCAACGATGCGGCTCCCTTGGGTGCTCTCGCCTGGGAAGAGCTGCTGTCCGGAGGGGGTTCAGTTCCGAAGTACAAGAAGGTTGTCCTGTATAAGGGCAACTTCAAAGAGTTTGAAGAAAAGGCCACAACCGTTGTTCGGGCTGGCAAAGCCTATCAGACGCACGGACTTCAGGGCACTTTCTACAGACGCGATTTTGATGGAAACATCAAGTATTCCATCCGCGAAGACAGCCCGAACGCCAACGCCACCAAACTCGCTGCGTGGTTCACCACGCCACAGGAATATGGCGATGAGCTTGGCACAACTGTCGCCACGCCTGCTGCTGATCCGGTCGCCGGAGCTGTTGCAGCTGGTACCAATGTCGAACTGACCTGTGCAACATCTGGCGCCGTCATCCGCTATACCTTGGATGGAACAACCCCAGGTGCTTCATCCACGCTGTATGATGGCCCGATCACAATCAATGTACCACTCACCATCAAGGCTGCAGGCTTCAAGGCGGGCATGAATCCGTCTATCGTGCTGTCAGCAGCCTATACCATTGCTCCGTAATCAATCTCAATAAGGAGGAAGAGGGCGGTCCATAGTGACCGCCCTCAATTTGCCATGGAAAAACTGACTGATTTTTTCCCATATAAAAACTCTGCAAAACTCGACATCGAGCGCCCGCTTAAGTGGGCGAACGAAACAATTCTGAGGACTATTGAATATTATCAATCTGTCTGCCATGAAACAACTGACTATGACGCGATTATCGCAGAACTCCGAAATGGATCCTTACGGCCAATTCAGGCCTTGCTTTTCGGGGCACTAAAGGCAGCTGATCCAAAAATGAACACAAAGCGGTTTTCTCAGATTTATAAACCGCATTATTTAGCTGAGTATGTAACCGCTGTCATGGATGGAATGGCAAATTACTTTGCCGATTCGGATATGAAAGACACCGGAGACGATCTTGACCCTGAATGGCCGGATACTCAGGCAGAGGTAAAAAAAAAGACATTAAGACCAACTGGGGGTTCTGGATCTGGTTCTGTGCGAAAAACGGCATCAAGGGTCAGGAATTTCTCGAGCAGACAATGAGGTCAATGATGCTACTTCACAGGCAATGGCTTAAGGACCAGGACATCGAGATCGGAGAGGGCGAGAGTGATCTGTAGTGGCTCGATTTGAGACACAAGGTATGGATGAACTAATCCAGGATATGGATAGGCTTGGCCAGACCACCGGAGAATTTGCTGAAAGAGTTTTATTTGCCGGCGCTGAAGAGATAAAAAAGGCTTGGAGAAAAGCTGCCAGGCTGCATGGCCTTATTGATACAGGAGAAATGTTTGATTCGATTGGATATGCAAACAAGCCATACCGAGCCAGGGATATCTTGTCGATTGATATCTACCCTCAGGGGTATAGCGTATCCACCACAAACGCTGCAGGAGAAAAGGTAAAACGAAAGATAAAAGTTCGTAATGCTGAGAAAGCCTTTGTCTTGCATTATGGAACATCCAGGTTTCCAGCCACTCATTGGGTCGATACCGCTGATGACCTGTCAGGTCCTGCTGTCGAAAGCACTTGCAGAGAATTGCTTGAGCAATGGCTCAAGCAAAATGGATTTTTATAAGGAGGCCGAATCATGGCAGTTCGTGAAATAAAAACTATATTTGCCATTGACGGCGAGAAAAAATACACCGACGCCATCAAGGAAATCAACAAGCAGCAATCTCTATTGAATGCTGAGATGAAAAAGAATGTTGCTCAGTTCAAGGCCAGCGGTGACAAGCAAGGCGCCTTAAAATCTAAAATTGAAAACCTGAATAAACAGATCGAACTGCAAAAGCGGAAGATTGAAGAATCCAGGGCCGCGATGGAGCAGGCTACCCGGAAATATGGGGAGAACTCAGATACTACTCGAGAATTGACGCGCCAGTATTATGCTGCTGAAGCAGGACTGGCCAATCTTCAAGTAAAACTGATCGATTCAAATAAGGATCTTTATACCCAGCAATCGAGATTAAAAGCGGTCGGTGATGAGGCCCAAATCGTCGGCAAGAAGATGGAGAAGGTTGGCGACGGACTGAGCAAGGTTGGTTCGACGCTGTCCATGACGGTAACCGCGCCGCTAATAGCAGCTGCTGGATATGCTGCAAAAGCCGCATTGGATTTCGAATCAGCCTTTGCCGGTGTAAAAAAGACGGTTGATGGAACGACCGAACAGCTGGACGCGCTCGAGACCGGCATTCGTGAAATGTCAAAAGAGGTACCTGCTTCTGCGGTAGAAATATCTGCAGTTGCTGAAGCCGCTGGCCAGTTAGGAATACAGACAGATAACATTCTCGGATTCTCGAAAGTTATGATCGACATGGGAGAATCAACCACACTTTCTGCTGATGAAGCCGCTACAGCTATGGCTAAATTTGCGAATATAACCCAAATGAATCAGCAAGATTTTGATAAACTGGGATCTGCCATTGTCGCGCTGGGTAATGAAGGGGCGTCAACAGAAGCAGATATTACGGAAATGGCTTTACGCCTTGCCGGCGCCGGTGAACAGGTTGGCTTGAGTGAAGCTGACATTGTCGGATTGGCTGCGTCATTGGCCGATGTTGGCATTGAAGCAGAAGCCGGAGGTACAGCGTTCTCTAAAGTCATGGTTCAGATGCAGCTGGCAGCAACAACCGGGACAAATGCAAATACCGTTATAGGCAAAACCGGTATGACCCTTAGAGAGCTGCAGATGTATGCAGACAGTGACGCCAAAGGCTTTAAGGCCATGGCTAACGAGATGGGTTATACCTCAGAAGAATTCAGGAATTTTGTTGATGCATCCGCTTCACTGGAATCTTTCTCCAAGGCTACTGGAATATCTGCAGATGAATTTAAAAAGGCCTATAAGGAAGATGCTGTTGGAGCTATCAAGCTCTTTGTTGAAAATCTGGCGACTGCCGGTGATCGCGGAGAGGATGCTATCACGATCCTCGAGGAAATGGGCATCACCGAAGTCCGGATGCGCGATGCTTTACTACGTTCAGCCAGTGCCGGCGACAAAATGGCCGGATCGATTGAGTTAAGCAATGAGGCCTGGGATAAAAACAATGCATTAACCAAAGAAGCATCTGAGAGATATGCAACAAACGCATCACAATTGGATATGCAGAAGAACAGGATCACTGATGTTGCAATTACGATCGGAAATCAATTGCTGCCGGTCATTGGTGATATTGCTGAAGATGTCGCTGCTGCAGCTGAAGCTTTCGGCAAGATGGATCCTGAAATGCAGAAAACAGTATTGATTGCCCTTGGTGTTGCAGCTGCTCTTGGTCCTGTAGCAAAAACCCTTGGGGTGGTTACATCTACCACTGGAAAGGCAACCCAGGCTATCGGTAAATTCGTGACAAAGCTGGCCAAGAAGAAAGCCGCTGAGTTAGCAGCGACTTCAGTTACCTCAGGACTTTCATCAGCCACAGCCGGCGCCGGAGGGTTGACCGCGGCGCTTGGTCCTGC